GTTAATCCCTTCACGGTTGCCGCTGCGGCTGTTGCTACCCTCGGATACGCCTTCGTTTCAGGCAGTGAAGAGGCGGTCGAGTTTCAGAAATCGATCATCCTTACCGGAAACGCTGCGGGCACTTCGGCTGACGCTCTGTCCAACATGGCGCAACAGGTGGCCGCAACCGTCGGCACAACTGGCGCAGCGTCGGAGGTACTGGCAAAGCTTGCTAGCAGCGGCAAGATTGCGAGCAGCAGTTTTGAAGGGGTTGCGACCGCGGCGCTGGAGATGGAAAAGACCACTGGCCGGGCGGTGGAGGAAACGATCGCCGAGTTCGTGAAGATCGGAAAAGACCCAGTCGCAGCCGCGAAAGAGCTCAACGATCAATACAACTTCCTGACGGCAACGACGTATGCGCAAATCGTTGCGCTGAAAGAGCAGGGCGACACTATCGGCGCGGCCAAACTGCTGACCGACACCTATGTCGATACCATCAAGAATCGCAGCAGTGAGGTCACGGAAAATCTCTCAATCTGGGAGCGTGGGTGGAAAAGCCTAAAGGGAGAAATCTCGGCCACGGCTGATGCCATAAAAAACATCGGGCGTGATCAGACCCTGGCTAGCCAGATCATCGAAGCGCAGCAACGTGTGGCGGCGGCCCAGAGTGCCCTAAATGGCATGCCGGACGACACCGATGCCCAGGCCAAGCTGACCAATTCAAAGCTGGAACTGGAATTTCTCATCCAGCAGAAGAACACCCAGGACGCCATCGCCAAAGCTCAGGGGTTGAGCGCACAGAGACAGCGTGAAGGCATCGACGCGAGAATCCGCGTGAAGGCCATCAGCGACTCCAGCCTTTCCAGCGAGGAGAAGCGCAACGACCTTATCAAGGAGTACAAGCGGGAGGTCGAGGCGCTGCGCAGGGCAAACCCCGAGGATCCGCTGGTTCAGGAAGCTGTCGTCGCGAAGACAATCCAGAACATCCGGGACCGGAACAAAGACCCGAAAACCGCGACGTCGTCCATCAACCTCACCGACTTCAACGACTCAAAAAATCAGCTAACGCTGATCCTCAGCGAATACAAGAGCGCTCAGAGGGAGCTGGAAGCAGCGCAGAAAGCCGGCCTGCTCACACAGGAAGACTATCTCCTCAAACGTAGAGCCCTTATCGGCAATGAGCGGGATGAGGTAACCGCAGCTTACCAGGCGGAGATCGCAGCTCTCGAGGCATCGAAGAGCCAAGCCAGCACCACAGCCGCCCAGCGCATTCAGTTGGACCAAAAAATCGCCGATGCCAAAGCCAGCATGATCAAGGCGCAAAAGGAGGCTGACAGCGAGCTTGAGGTGATCGCAACGAATGAGCAGGGGAGGCTTGCGAAGCAGGCCCAGGCCGTCAAATCCTATACCGACGCGTTGGATCAGCAGAACGCTGCCCTGCGCCGTGCTGGAAGCCGTGCCGCAGACGGAGTCGGGCTTGGCGACCGCCAAAATGCGATCAATAGCGAGCTGAACGGCATCGCTGATCGTGCGAATCAGCAACGGTTAGATCTGGCTCGAGACAAGGCCGACCAGGCGCGAAACATGAGCGCTGAGGAATACAGAGCCAAGCTGGACGCGATCAACCGAAGCGAACGGGAGATGAGCGAAACCGTGCTCAGCAACTACGAGCAGTTGTCTGAAGCTCAGGGAAACTGGAGAAACGGCGCAACGTCTGCGTTCAGCAACTATCTGGACAGCGCGCGTGATGTGGCTGGACAAACCAAAAGCCTATTCACCAATGCTTTTAGCTCCATGGAAGATGCTTTGGTCAGCTTTGCGATGACCGGGAAGCTGTCGTTCTCGGATTTCGCAAAGTCGGTATTGGCCGACATGGCTCGTATGGCTGCCAGAGCGGCTACGTCATCCGCGCTCAGCTCGTTGTTTGGCTTCGCTGCATCCGCTGTTGGCTCCTATTTCGGCAGCCCTGCTTCTGCCGGCTCGACGCAGGCTGGTTACTCCGGCGATTTGTCGGGCTTCACTCCGGGAAGCATTCAGGCCAAGGGCGGTGCGTGGGCTGGCGGCGTGCAGATGTTTGCCGACGGTGGGGCTTTCACCAATTCGGTAGTCAGCAAGCCGACCGCCTTCGGTATGGCTGGCGGAGAGACCGGAATCATGGGTGAAGCCGGGCCGGAGGCAATCATGCCGCTGACTAGGACAGCAGGTGGCAAGCTCGCCGTGATGGCGGTAGGTCGCGGCCAGAGTTCCAGCACCAACCAAGTGGTAATTCAGCAGAACATCGCCGTGCCGGATGGGCAGGGTGCTGGAGGCACTGATGAGACCACCAGTCAGGCCGTTGCCCAAGCTTACGCCCGGGCGGCCAAGCAGGGCGCTCAAGAGCAAATTGCTCGCGATTTGAGGCCTGGCGGCCAAATCTGGCAAGCCATCAACAAACGGTAATCCCCGCTTCGGCGGGTTTTTTTTTTAGGAACATACCGCATGGAAACTTTCACCTGGGCTCCGGATAAAGAGCCTTCCGGTACGGTGAGTTTTCGCCGCAAGTCAGCAAAATTTGGCGACGGATACGAGCAGGTCGCTGAGGACGGGATGAACAATAAAACCCAGTCTTGGCCGCTGACATTCACCGGACCAAAGTCACGGATCGCTGAGATCAGGGCATTCCTGGATGCGCATAAAGGCGCTACGGCTTTTAGCTGGACGGAGCCTTTCGGGGAGTCATTGCTGGTCCGGTGCAGCGAGTATCAACCTCGGCATGCAGGCGGTGGTGTTTACCGGTTGGCCGCAACTTTTGAACAGGCATTTCACCCATGAGCATTGTCCCGATCAACATCGGTGGAGGCGCTAACGACGGGGCAGGTCAGAGTCTCCGCTCGGGTGGGGAGACCATCAATTCCAATTTTGCAGAACTCGATGTTCGGACAACTGCTGCACAGCTGGCCGCTGATAAAGCGGGTGAGACAGCCTCGCTCGCTGGGGAAGCAGCAACGGACGCCAAAGCCAGAGCTGACGCAGCCCAGGCGAAGGCTGACGCAATCGCTGCCGAAAAGGGACAACCCAATGGGATTGCCACTTTGGATGACAGCGGCACCGTCCCTGCCAGTCAGTTGCCCAGTTACGTCGATGATGTACTGGAGTTCGAAAGCGAGTCCGCTTTTCCAGCTACAGGCGAAACAGGGAAAATCTATGTCGCCGCTGACTCCAATGATCAGTACCGCTGGAGCGGCACCCAATACATTCTCCTCTCCGCATCGCCCGGCTCGACTGATGCCGTCCCGGAGGGTAGCGTCAATAAATATTGGACCAATGCCAGAACCGTTGCGAGCGTGCTCACCGGACTTCTCACGACAAACCCGGCTGTGGTGGCTGCAACAGACACTATCCTTGCCGCCATAGGAAAGCTGCAACGGCAAATCAGCGATGCAGTAGCCTCGCTCGGGAATAAGGCCGCGAAAGGGGCCAATAGCGATATCACCTCGTTATCAGGACTAACCACGGCGCTCTCGATTTCCCAGGGCGGTACAGGGGCGACTACGCTCGCAGCCGCTCAAGCTGCGCTTGGGATCAACTCAGCGATCAACCTTCCTACCGGGACGAACCTTAACAATATTCAGGCCACAGGCTTCTACATGCAGCAGGCGAACGCTAACGCGACGTTGGCCCTGAATTACCCTGTCGCAGCCGCAGGATCACTTATCAGCGTGCAGCTCGGAAGTAGCATCACCACCCAGACGTACACCGTGTACAACACTAGTGAGCAATACGTGCGGTCCAGGTACGTAGCTGCCTGGAGCGATTGGAGATTGACCATCACTGACGCGACTGTGGGATTTGCCTATGCCTACCCGAACGGCGGAACAGAAGCAGCTCCCGCAACGGTGACAATCAACAGCCGTTACACGGTAGCCAACCCGTTCCCTGGGCACGAGGTGATCGTACAGGCGGAGATCCTGATAGGAGGCAAGTGGGGCGATGCTGGTTGGTTCTACAGCTCTGGTGGCTACGGCACCAAGGGCTCACAACTGGACTTGAACACCTTGGTCGTTCAGACGGGGGCTACCCGAGTGAGCTACACATCCAACGCCAGTGGCGACCCCTTTGGACAAACAGCCACAGGATTGACGTCCGCTACTTGTCGCTTAAAAGTCTGGAGAGTCCACGCATGACCTTGTGCGTTTACGCTGAGATTGGCAGCAATTTTCAACAGG